GGCTTAGAAGTGCCATAGCGTCGGTTTTTAGAGGGGACATGCCCACCCCGTTTATCTGTGCTGGCGGGTGGTAGGCGGCGCGGTGTTGATTCGCTCGCCTAAAATGTAACGTTCGAAAAATAAAAAATATTGTACGTTTGAAAGTCGTAACATTTAGGAGTCCTATGTTAGGACTTTCTTTATCTCACCCTAAGCTTTAGCGAGCTTCGCCCTACCCGGGATGGGTAAGGCTTTTGCTTAACCGGCTGGATGTCTTATCAGGGGTCCGTACCCGGTGAAGAGGTACTAGATAAGGCCAGCTATACGACGACGGTAGCTCGTTAATAAAGAGAGAGGACTAGCCTTCCAACTAATCCTCTCTCACACGTTAGGGAGATGCCTGTCCCTGTGGAAAAACTGTTACTAAGTTGTAGAGAGTGTTTCCGCAAAGACTCAAGCACAGGCATTGACTTAAGGATAGACGCGTACGCGCGAGGCTGTCAAGCTTGAGTTTGAAAACGTAGCCCGGAGGGAACTCCGGAGGCGTTGGGGCGACCGACGGAACTCCGGGCTACAAACAAAGTGTAGCAGAAATTCCCTGTTTCCGGTAAGCTGGAACTAAGTCCGGTCAATCATATATAGGAGACGCGCACGCGCGAGAAACAGGATGAGCGATGTACCGAACGTTATTCCGGAAGCAATACCCCCGGATGTTGAGAAGGGAGTTGTTGAACGAAAGATTCAAGTCCAGCCACAAGATGAAGTCTACGCAGACCCGAACAACCCCGGCTTTGCTGATCCTCGGCAATTTCCAACTATCAGACCTGAAGACCTTAAGATTTCTGTACGACTTAACATGCAACCAATTCTAGATAAAGTAAACAAGGCTGTTCTAGCTGGAGAAATTGATGAAGTAGTTTCGCTCTGGAATAAAGCTAGGTTTATGGCCACCAAGGAATCAAACACTTTGGTTGATGTAAAGTGCGACATTTCATAGACAACCATCAAATACAGATCGAATATTTCATGTTTGGCTGGATTCTCGGTTGTTCTGCAATACTTTTAGCTGGATGGCTCCATATCTTATCGTCGCGCTAGTCGCCTTGATATTATTTCTAGGATTGGTAATAGGCGAGAGGTTAGATTGAAAAGGGTAGTCAGGGGGGGTAATATAATAAAAGAAATTCCCCATCCAAAAATCAAGGGAGTCACGGTATTTGTAGGATGGGATAGAAAGGGAAGATGGTGTAAACACTATCACGAAACCCTAGAAGAAGCAACTACTTGTTTAAAGGATTTGTACGGATCAAAAAAGAGGGTAAGGGTGGTAAAGAGCGATGATCTACGAATTAGAGCTACCAGACAACATAGAAACAAAGCGCGTCGGTAAATGGGGACACAACATAATGTGGTGTCGCTACCCTGGGTGTAATTATTGTACACCCTCAGCTAGTCTTATCCTAAGACATATTCTAAAGTGCCCACATAGAGATGAGACTTTTGCTTATGAAACACATTCGAGAAGGCCATATGTTCCAGTTGATAAAGTACAAGTTAAAGTCTCACATTAGAAATCGTGAGTTTCGTAAGATTCGTCCGCAATTTGGTTCTTTTTTTTGCGATACTCATTGGGATATGGTTCGTAGATATTCGCTCGGATGTGATCCGTACACCGTTTGGATTGGGATTGCTACTGCTATCAGGCTTCGGTCTGGTCATGAAGGATTTGTTCGGCAAGGATGTTGTACTATACCTCCGGAAATCTTTCAGGGTATTATGGATGTATCTACAACATGGAGCGAACTTGGCGGTAGAGTCTAGGGATGAGAGATAAGAAATGTCCGAGATGTCCGGACCACCCAATGATGTATATCAACTACCATCCTCTCCACGGATCATGGTATCGCTGCCCTGGGTGCGGTTTAGAGCTACGACGAAAACTTCAATTTGATACTTCTAGTTTGGAGGAAGAAGAAAATGAACGAGACACGGTTTCTAGCAGGTGACGACGATGCAAAGGTCGAAGAGATTATCGCTCCACCCCCTACTGAGGTTCCTCAACCTGTAGAGCTTCCGGAAGGAGTCAAGGAGCCGCAAGTCTTTGATGACATTACGGGAATGAATATGACTCAAATTAACGAGAAGTTGCCGAGTGAGAGTAGTGAAAATTCGTGACGCCAATTCCGAGCAATGGGCGCTTGCTAGACGAGCCGGTGAACATAAAGATTTACCTAAAGTAAAGATCGTTTCTGAATCTGGTCACGGTGCAACGACTAAAGTTTTTATTGACGGAGAGGAAGTTAATAATCTCCGCGCCATAGGATTTGGTGTGACAGCAGATGAAGTAGTTTTAGTTCGTCTAGAAATGTATGTTCAATCTGTTGAATTTGAAGGTTCAGCTAATATAGTTCCTATTTACGATCCAGGACCAATTCATCATAATTCACTAGATGACCCCTCAAGAGCAGGCTAGACAAAAACTTATTGAATTGGGCCTACTTAAAAATGTAGGTCGCCCACCGAGAGATGACACCAAAAACTCCCTCTCGGTGATAAAAGACGTTGTACGGGAGCATGAAGGTCGCTATGTTCCTGAAAAAGCCCCTGAAGGTGCCCCTACTATGGAATTGGCTAAGGAAGCTGATCCAACTCCTCAAGTTGTTTTACAAAAAAATGCGCTAGCTACTATAGCCAAGGATCATTTGGCCGAGGCTCGCGCTAAGGTCGCAGAGTTAAGGGCTGAAAATCCGGCTGCTTTTAAAAAGAAACATGAGAGATATGACGATTCCGGAGAATTAGTCTCTAAGAAAGAACGAAAGCGGATTATAGCTATTGAAGCTCTCAGGTTAAGGCTTCTAGGATTGTCTTGGCGGCAAGTATCCGAACAGTTAGGATTCTCCTCCTCTTCGGCGGCATTAAAAGCTGCACGAAGATTAGAGAGTGAAGTTGAATTGGACACAGTTGAAGAATTGCGTCAAAGACAACTTGAACGTTTAGACTTAATGTTTGGTAATCTAGTACCAGGGATGCTCAAAGGAAGCGCAAGAAGCATCGAAGTAGGGGTAAAAATTCTAGAGCGTGAATCTCGTTTAATGGCCTTGGATAAAGTTGATGCAAAACAATCCGGAGAAAGCGCGAAACCTATCTCAATTAACATCATTGCTCACCCAAGAGACGCAGAAGCCATCGAACTCGCAAGAGAACACGGACTCCCAGCCCTCCCAGGTGAAGTTCTACAAACACCAATTGACGGCTCATTTGTCGAACAAGAAGGTGATAGCCCTGGTGGGGGGGACGGGTAGTGGTAAATGTCTGAGTCAGACTGATAAAGTCTTTTTAGCAAATGGCGAGAAGGTGCAGGCACAAGAATTAATCGACCGTGGTTATTTTGAACTCCTTTCCTTAACCGAGGGCGGAATTCAAAAGACTTATGCTCGTGCCGCCTGGGCTGAAACTGAACCGATCTATGAAATCATAACCGAGACAGGGCGACGATTATATCGCAACGCCAAGCATCCGCTCTTTGCTGCTTACAAGGAACCTCAGAACGGAACTCCCTTGATTGGGGTTAGAGGTTTCATTTCAATATCAAATCTCCATTCCGGCGATTTGATAGCAGCAGGCAATACTTTTCCCTACCTTCCGAACTGTTCTCCGTTAGATGAAAACGAAATCAAGGTAGTTGCTTATCTAATTGGAGATGGTGGGATTTCACGGACGAGTAACATTTATTTCTATCAAAAGCCTGGACCGCAGTTTGATGAATTTGTGTCATGTGTTAATGCGATGGGCGGTGAAGCTCGTCCGGGTGAAAACCAAAGTGGAACCTATGTAAGTGCAACTCGTATTTACAAAAAACTAGATAATTACGGAATCCGTGGAGTGGGTTCGGCTGACAAGAAAATTCCAAGTCAAATCTTTACACTTAATAAAGGCCAGTTGTCAATTTTTCTAAGTAGACTTTATTCAACTGACGGTTACGCAAGTGTACAACCGAAGAATGCTCGAATTGGGTTTAGTTCGGTATCTCGTCAACTGCTAGAAGATATTCAAGATTTATTAACTCGATTTGGAATTTGGTCAAACATCAAGATTAAGAACCAAGTTGATGAGTTGGTTCTTTCAACCGACGAAGACAATGTTAAATTTTGTGACGTTATAGGTATTTACGGAAAAGAGGAGGCCGTTAAGCGAGTTAGGGATTATTCGTCAACTCGTAGCAAGGGAATGACTTGGCGATATAGACAACTTCCCGAAGGACTGCGTTGGGAGAGAATTGATGGAATCCGAGAACTTAAGTCGCAACCGACCGTAGCTATAACAGTTCCAGAAACCGGAAATTATCTAAGTGTTTTTTTGGAGAAAAATACCTGGTATGCACCTTATTGGGTTCTTAAGCAACTAGAAAAACCTGGTTCGCGTCTCCTAGCAATTGGACTTGGTTATCAGCGTCATGTAGAGCGTACGATGATTCGTGAGCTTGAAGAGTGTTTTAAGCGTCACGGAATTCCATACGATCTAAATAAGTCACTTGCGGAGATGACGCTTTATAACGGAGCCAAGATTCTGTTTGGTTCTGCCGATAACCCAATGTCTCTAGAGGGAGCGCACGTAGATGGAGGGGCCTGGATTGATGAGGCAGGTCAGATGCCGCGACTCGCATGGGACGTTGCAAACCGTCGTACCGGATTTTCAGGTGCGCCGATACTCCTCACAACAGTTCCCTATTTCCACAACTGGCTCAAGAAAGAGGTTTTCGATCCTTATCAGTCCCATGAGCGAGATGATATCGAGTGGATCAAGTGTAAGTCCTCTGATAATCTCGAATATGATCCACGGACACTTGATACAGCAAAGAGATTCAGGCGTCCTGAGTATTACTCAATTTACCACGAAGGGGAGTTCGCCAAGCCTGAAGGACTTATCTACCCTGAACCCCCTGACCATGACATCATCTTTGATCCAGAAGATGCTTTTTCTGATGGTATGCCTGACTCTTGGCCTTGCTATGCGGGACATGATTTCGGTATCAATAACCCTACTGTTGGTCTTTGGGGGCGTCTTGCCCCTAACGATACTCTATATATCGTTGCGGAGTATGAAGCTCCGGAAATGACGATGAAAAATCACATCGAAAGATGGCGACGCGCCGGTCTTGATGTGATTGACAAAGCTTGGGGCGACCCTGCTGGTGCGGATTACATGCTCACAGCAAAGGAGTTGGGGTATGACATTGAAAAAGCCAACAACGACATCTTGGCCGGTGTTGACCTCGTTTACGACAGATTTGTTACCGGCAGACTTAAAATCGCCAGCGACTGCAAATACCTTATTGATTATCGGAATCAATATGTCTGGCAAAAGAATCCTAAAAACGAAGACGAGTCGCTCGATAAACCAGATAAAGGCTCGCCGGGCGATCACATGATGGATGCCTTAAGATATCTGTGTTATGGAATTTTTGAACATACATCAGGTAATACAGAATTTCAACCCTTTATTTCCATCAGGAGTAAACGAGTTGGGTGATAATCTCATTCAAGCCGCTTTTAAAAGATTACGCCCTGGTAGTGGTGGGAAACAAAAGGGTATCTCAATTGTTGATAGCGTAGGTGGGCGCGCTCCTGATGTCATGCGTCGTCCTCGTCCAAGAAGCGAAGACGAACCTGATCCAACAGAAACTCATTATCCGGTTGTTCTCGCTAATCAAACCCCGACCCCAATTATGCCAAGAGGAATTCTTGAAGGGGTTGATCCTGAAACTGGAAAAATTCCTCCGTATGAAAGGGATGACCCAAAGGTTGTTAAAAGACTCTTCAATATTGATATCGATGATTGAAATGGCGAAAGAGGCAGTTTCTTACCGCTCATTGATAGATAGAGATGGTATGATGCATTTCACAGGGATAGGTGGTCCGGAAACACTTTGCGGTGAGTCTATCCTTGTTATGTCTCCTTACAACAAGACTAGACATCATTTTGAGAATATGTGCCCTTTCTGTCGAACTCAATACTTTCAAAGAGAGAAAATTGAAGTGAGCGAAAAGAGTGGCGGATAACCGAGACGGCACCCCTAATAGTAACTCGGATAATTACCGTGCTGCAAATGCAACCTGGACTGATGAATGGAATTTACGTCCTAAGCGCAACCCTTCGTTAGTCAGGCGAATCTCCGAATTATTTTTTCGGGCTCAACCTGATACGGGTCCAGGTCCAACCTCAGACACAATTACAACTGAGTCGGGTCTAGTTTCAGAAGGTCTAGTTACTCTCTACGATAAACAATTTAAATTCGACACAGTTAGAAAGGCCATCTATCGTGATGTCGAAGACATGGACAATTCATCCGAGGAAATCTCGGTTGCGCTAGACACAATCTCAGATAATGTTTGTACGTCTGAAGATGGTGTTCAGATGTCATTCCAAGTCCAATCAGATGATTCCAAGGTACAAGACGTTCTTTATAATGTAATCGAAACCTGTAAACTCCATACCAAAATCCGTCCCTTGGTGCGAAATCTAATTAAGTTTGGAGACTCCTTTGCTGAGATTGTAATCAACGGTGCAGGAGAGATTACCGATCTAAAACAACTTCCTCCAGTAACGATGTTTCGTAACGAGGACTTAACAGGAAATCTACTTCTTGGTCAACCAAAATATGACCAGAAATCAGGTAAAGTTATAAACGGTCGTATGGAATGTGCTTTTGAACAACTCACAGACCAAACGACAACCCTCATGGCTACGTTCTGGCCGTGGCAGATTCTTCATATTCGCCTGAATCATGATGGTTTTTCACCATATGGTCGCTCTCATTTGAGAGTTGCTAGGGTGACATGGCGAAAACTTAAGGCGATTGAAGAGTCTTTGATCGTGGGTCGTCTTACCCGCGACATTCTAAAGCTTGTTTTCTATGTTGACACGACAGGTTTGTCTCCTAACCAGAAAAAGCAAGCCCTTACAGATTTTCAGAATCAAGTTATGCAGCGAGTTCATGTAGATGGACGACGGGAAAACCCTTTCTCTGTTATGACCGACTTTTTTGTGAGTACAGGGTATGTTAAGGTCAATAACCAGGCGCACCCCTCTCTTGGGAAGATCGACGTTATTGACCCCCGAAATGAAGGTATCCATGATATTACCGATATTAAATACCTCCACCGTAAACTCCTCTCAACTCTTCGCGTCCCGCCTGCCCATATGGGGTTTGAGGAAGATATCAACGCAAAGGCTACCCTTACTCAGCAGGACGCCCAATACGTCAGATGGCTCCGGGAGGTCCAACAAATCGTCGGTCATGGTTTGGAGCAGTTATTTGATACTGCACTAATTTTGGCTGGTATGGACCCTGAGCAGGCCGAATACGATATCACCTGGCCGATGCTTAACACTATCGATACTATGTCTCAGTCTCAAGCAGCCCTTTGGGAGGCTCAGGCTGATCTTATCTACACTGATAACTTGAAGGTAATTGACTCTGCATATATTCAACGTCATCGTTTTAACATGACGGATGAAGAAATTGAGGAGATTGATGAGCGAATTCAGGCGGCTACTGAAGCGCAGAACGCTGTGGATGAAGCGAATGCTCAAAAAGCGCACGATAGACAAGTTGCGATCACAAACGCGAAGGCGTTAGCTGGTGGATTTAAGCCTGGGAAAAACGCGGAACGAACGCAGAGTCGTCAGGTAAGACATGAGAAGGGTGAAGATGATCTTCCTCCAACTCCAGTTCCTACCCAAGCCCCTCATAGTGGGGTCTCACAAGAAGTCAAACTTCTTGGCGCGCTTCTAATGGAAAAAACTGAAAACATTATTGACCTAGAAATCGATAGAGTAGCTAAGAAGTATCAAAATGGGCATAGTTAAGGACGAAAAGTCAGTTGACATTGTTGCTGAGAGTCTTGTTGCTCGTTTTTATGGCAAAATTAGACCTCTAGAACTACTTTTAGAGCAGAAAACTGAGGAGATTTCAGTTTTAGTTACTGAAAGGCAAAGATTAGAACGTGAAATTATCGAGGTTACTGCTAGCAATAAACTTCTTCAAGAGCATGTAGCTGAATTCACCAAGCGTCCCGCCGCACACACTCATGATCCGGATGAACCAAACCCCGTTCTCACATTTGACCTTGATGGAACCCTTAAACCACAAGTAGACAGGGGGGATGGCGGTAACTATCCATTAATCGATGAGGATAGTACCCCATTTCCAGATGTTAAAAAGTGGTTAGATCGCTGGAAAGCTCGTAAGGCTTGTATTCATGTTGCTACAGCAGGGCTTCATTATTATTCTAACCCAAATGACCTTGAAGTTTATCATGCCAGACTTGAGCAACTTCAAGGATGGGCAAATAGATGGGGTTTGCCGGTAGATATTTTTCTTCCAAAAGTTGGGGTAGACGTTCATTACGACGACCGGATGATTACCGTTCCGGGCGATCCAGCCCTAAAAAAGGAAGAAGTCCAAAAATCCATTCCGGATTGGAATGAAATTGGCTCACAAGCAGAAACCGCAATGGTAAAGCGGTTTTCACTTGATAACGGTATTTGGACCCGGGTTCCTAAGAATCGTATCGGGGACGAGATTGAGGATTGGCCTGGACCCGAAGATTATCCTAGGGACTTCCCTCGTGGATATTCTGGACCGAAAATCGATGTAGATATGCACCGGACTTTATCCGAAGCTAGTTCATCGCTAAGAACCGGCTCAGTTCGTCCAGGCGCGATAGATGTATTAAATAAGCTTTACGGTATGGGTGTAACAATTTTAATCTCTTGTGCTGGGTGGAATCCAATGACGCATGATCGTCAAGATGCAATGCGTCGATTATGGGCGATTAGAAAATGGCTACAGGAAAATAGCGTTCCCTATGATCGGATTGTAACAAAGGACCACGCGGACCTATACTTTGATGACAAGGGTATTAGGCATACCAATTGGGAAACGGACCTACCTTTAATTCTTAAGAAGCTTCCGATTTCAGAAAGTTATACGCATGGAGATTAAGATGGCAACTGGTACTGGCGATCTAAACCTCCCGCCTAATCCTGTTAAAAAGCCGAAGGGCGGGAAGGGCGGTAAGTGACGCTTCGACAAGATACTAATTCTAATATCGATTTAAACCAGACCCCCGCTGGACAAGTACAACATACCTCGATTAGGCAATTCTTTAAAATGGGACGGGGGGAGGATGAAAATAACTTGAGAAATCGTGATCTAGATAACCAAGTTCATGCCGACACCAAAACTTCGGAGATTCTCCGTGCAGTAGCTCGCGGACAAGCCCTCCCTGGTGGGGTTGCAATGATTCGTAATCTTGCAGAGCTTAAGAGTGCGATTGCATCCTTTCAGGCCGGGACATTACAAGATACTACTAATAGATTTGGCGTGGCTGATATTAAGCGGCATATTGTAAAGCAGGCCTTTAATCTTGGATATCAAAACCTTATTCCTAGAGACATGCAAGGGTTAAGTGCAGAAGAGTTAGGCATTGTTGGGCTTCACAACATGCTTGCTACTTTTGATGACCTCAAACAGGAGTCTAGGTTTTTCTCAGCCAAAGTTCGTCGTAGCTACGCCTCTAAGGGTGTAGCTATGCCGGATGGCTCGTTTCCAATTCCAGATAAAGATGCGTTGCGTAGAGCAATCAAGCTTGCGGGTAAGGCAAAGAACCCTGGCGCAGCAAGGCGTCACGTTATCAAACGCGCCCGCGCTCTTGGTGCAACTTCTATGTTGCCCGACAGTTGGAGTGTGCGTCAGGAGGTTACACTAGAGGAAGTGAACTCTAAGGTATTCGAGCAACTACTAGTCTGTGAAGGAAACATTCCGCTTCCTCTTATCCTGGAAGATAAAGGAACTCCGGAAAATCCTGGCATAATGAAGATCAGGGTTCCTTTCTATGTTAGTAATTCTCTTTCAAACGCACCTGGATTTAACAAGAAGGTTTATTTTCCTGGTAATATTCTCTCAAATATTGTTCAGGAAGGTAAGAAGGATATTGCGGAATCCAGGCAACCGCTTACGTCTTATTCACGACACGCCCATGCACTCAACGCTACTGATCTGCCCTGTGGCGCTGTAGTGGACCTCACGCAGGATAGCGGCATTGGCTACGCCGATATCGAAGTTGCCCCTACTTCTACCGGAAAGGATATTCAGGCTCTTGTTCGTGCGAAGCACCTAAATGCTGTTTCGTTGCGCGCTCGACCTGATTCATTTCTTATGGAAGATGTCAAGGTGAACGGGCAGGATGCATATGGGGTCAAGAATCTCAGGATTAGCGGGATCGATTTTGCTCCCGATTCTCCTGCGCAGAATACTTATGGTATTCAGATTCTTCAAGAGGATGTGAAAGTGGAAACAAATACTAATAAGGAGGTTTCTGTGGAACTTACTCTTGAGACGTTGCGAAGTGAAAACGCTTCGCTCGTCGCAGAGATCGAGGCTCCCCTTCGGGATCGTGTTACTGAGCTTGAGAATGAGAACAAGTCTCTGAATCAGGAAATTACTACGTTCAAGGAGAAGGAGACTCGGGCAGCCATCAGCGCGTATGTTGATGAAATTGCAGCCAAGCACCCGAAACCGGAAGAGGCTAAGCCAATTCTGGCCGAGATTGCCGGTAGCTGCAAGTCCGTGGAAGAGTTTGCCGCTAAAGTTTTCCCGATTATGATGGAAAGCCTGAAGAGTGGCGCGCTTCCTGTTGCGACTGAAACCGCCGAAGAGAAGCTTCGTAAGCTTTTTCCAAACAGCGGTGGTGGTCAAGTTACCGATACTTTGACCCAGGAATCCGAAGAGGATGACAAGTCAGAAAAGGTCGGCGCTCTTTCGGTGCCAGCATAATGAGAGTTGTACTTTCTAATCTCACCGCAGAGCAACAGCGTGGTTTGGAAATTTGGACCAGTCTTTCTGCTGAGGAGCGCGTTCGCTATCAAGAGGAAGCGGTTTATCGGAAGTGGGCCGCGGGTGGTTGGCTTAACGCTGAGGATGCTCCTAAAGAGAAGCAGTCCGCAGTTGAAGAGTTCCACTCTGAAGTTAACTTTCCGAAACTAGCTACAGACCGCGAAAAGAGAAACATGGCTCTGATCCTTGAGAATCAGAATATGTTTCAGAAGGGTCGTCAGATTGAGGTTAAAGAGAACAAGGTTACTCTTGTTCAGGATACCGCGACTGCTGACGAGGCTCTCCCGACGAAGTTTGCGCTTCCGATTATTCGTCGCGCATACGCCTTGCTTATGCAGCGCGATTTTTCGGTTACGCAGCCTCTTCCGGGTCCGTCCGCTTATGTGTTCTGGCTTGACTTTATTCGTGAGTCTGACACCACCAACATCCTGTCGGTTGAGTACAACTGGCTGTTGACCCCTGAGTTGGGAGTTCCCGCAAAGGGTAAGCTTCAGTTGAACCGTGTTCAGCTTCAGGTTGTTAAGCAACTCATGGGTACTACGTTTACCCTTGAGGCGCAGGAAGACGCTCGCGCTCAGTTGGGTCTGGATATCGAGAATGAACTTATTCAGGCGTTTTCTGAAGAGTTTTCTCGTAACCTATTTGGTCGTCACCTTAAGCACATTACGAATGCTGCTCTTGGTACGGCTAACAACTTCGACATCCCGGCGGTTGGTGCGCCTACTACTTGGTTTGCTAATTCGCTTTGGGGTGCTTGGGGTTCTCCGAACACCGTCTCTGTTCCGGCGAGAGGCGCAACTTCTCTAACGGATTACAAGGCGGTTGTTTATAACAACCTTATTGACGCGGACACTTGGTTCCAGCGTGCAAATCGGCGTCCTTCTGACACGATTATTGCGGGTTACGGTATGGCGGGCTTTTTGCAGAAGCTTAATACCGCAACTCAGTCGCAGGCTCCTAGCCAGAACAACCTTGCTTCGCTTGGTATTACTGACTACGGAACTTACGCAGGTCGTTGGCAGATTTGGGGCACCGACTTTATGCCAGAGGACACCGCGTTCCTCTATCTGCGAAACCCGGCTCCGCTTTGGGCAGGCCACATTTACGCACCATATATTCCGCTTCAGGTTATGCCTGCGATTTATGGTGATTATGACACTTCAACTGGCGCCTACAGCAACAAGGATGCTTGGACGCGAAACATTCGTGAGCGTTCCGCTGATGTGGTTACAAAGCCTTATGCTTTCCAGCCCGTCAAGGGACCTTCTGGTCTGAGCTTCTAAGCCAAATAAGGGAGAGGGGCCTAAAAATCCCTCTCCTATCGTTCGGTAAATAAGAGAATAGGAGAATTGAAAAGTGGGTACTTATCGTATTGAAATTCAGTCTGTCGGTGGTCACGGGTGCCAGCGAGAGAAGAAAGATGGTGAGTTTGTTATTGGATGCGAACGTTCAAATTGTCCAGACTGTATGGCAAGAGAACTCGTTCGTAGACTAAAGAGATCAGGTGAAAATGTCGAATCAGCAACACTCACCCATTGGCCCGGTCAACCCAGTGAAGTTAAAGATGACCTTTTGACCGGAATGCGTAAGGGAAGTTTCTAGGGGGTCGGTCGTCCGAGGGAGTCAGCAATGGCTCCCTCTTTTCTTAGGACAAGAAATGCAGGATACGGACGTCTCGATTGAGGCGATTAACAAAAGTCACTCAATCAAGCAATGTGAACTAGGAAGTCGTAAGTACGTTCTCTTCCCCAATACCCCTGTAAGGGTTCCGTTAGAGTTTCAAAAAGCTTACGGATACGATTCTGACATCGAGTGGAACTACAGGGAAGCTCAACACATAATGCAGACCCGCAATCATGAGGGTCGTTTTATGTTTGACTGGTGGTGTCCAGTCTCTTATGTGGATGGATATGGTCGCCATGCAGTTAACATTTACAAGGGATTTCAGATATTAGGCGCAGCCCCGAATCTCAAAGAGATTATGTGGCCTGCCGACAACGAATATCTCGATGCCTGGATTCGGCAAGAGAAATATCTCGGTATGCAAAAGTTTCCAAGCAAGATTTCCGTCACTATGTCCGTTCCCTATTCCAGGGAAATTGCCGAAAGTCAATCAGTTGTAAAGCTCGTAGTCTCTCAGTTTGAGACAGATAACATACCAGATCGCCATATTGACAATGTTAACTGTGCTCAGCATTTAATTACTACCTCAAATTTTCAACCGAAGATTTGGAGAAAATCTGGACTAAATATTCCAATTGATGTTTTAACCCCTGGAATTGATACGGATTACTTTGAGTACGTGGAGCGTCCTAAAGATGGTAGATTCAAAGTCCTTATACTTGGTGCGCTTACTGGCAGAAAGAACCCATTGGGCGCTATCAGAATATTTCAACGCGCTTCACAGGGCGATCCAGCTTGGCGGCTCACCATTAAAAGTCGCAAGGCGGATGGTATTGATAACGTCAGCCGTGTTATCGATAGCGATCCCCGTATTACTTTGTCTATTGGTGACTCTCATCCGGACCACGTTAAGTTCTTTTATCAAAAACACGATGTCTTTCTTTGGCCTTCTAAAGGGGAGGGTGTTGGTCTTCCACCCTTAGAAGCAATGTCAACAGGCATGGAGGTTCTTTGTAGCGCCAACTCTGGAATGCTTGATTATTGTGACGAGAACATTCTCTATCCAATAAGGAACGCTGGTCAAGAACCAGCAGATATCCCCGGACAGGGGTTTTCGCGGAACTATGTTCAGCAATTTGGCTCAGTTGGTAATTGGTGGGTTCCGTCAGAAGATCATGCAGTTAAGCAACTAATTGATTGTTATAATCGGTGGCTAGAAGGCAAGACAAAGGGCGTGAGAGCAGCACAATATGTTCGTCAAAATCATAATCTTCAAATTCAAGCAGAATCCGTTCTTAAAGTGATCCGAAAATATGAGTAGGATTGCTTATTGCGTAGTGACTTATGTTGGACAAAAGTTAGTAGAAACAATTCATTCCATCCCGAAGGGTTCTCGCCTTCTAGTTATCGACAATTCCATACACGAAAAGAGCCTATCCTGGGCGTGGAATTACGGAGCAGATTGCCTTCTTCACGAAGAAGGTTATGATGTTGTAGTAATGATGAATGATGACATTGTTCTACTTCCAGATACAGGAGAATTACTTGCAAATGCATTACTCGATTGGCAGTTCACTCAAGACCGTGAGTGCAAGGACCGCCAACTTCTACTTGTGTCTGGTAGGAATATCAGTCACATGGGCGTTAGTCCTTCCGATCCACCTGTCTACACGGCTCTTGATCTCAAACAAGACTATGAACAAGCCGAATTAGATCGAATCGAAAGGTTTCATAACGGAGAATATGTTCGGAAATTTATTCCTCGTTTCGGGACGGGTCCGGATTATTCTTGCTTTGCTATTGGCAAGTCCTATTTTGAAATTGTCGGGAGATTTGATGAAGAATTTCCCTGGTGTTACGAAGATAACGATTCACACCATCGTGTTCGAATGGCAGGCTTTGAGGCGATGTCATATGCGCCCTACTTTCATTACGGGGCAATGAGTATAAAGTATGGTGGTCACATTACAGATATCGCTCGACAAAAAGCTGATATAAGTAAAGATCGATATATTCAGAAATGGGGTGGAATCCCGGGAAACGAACAATATGCCGAGGCGTTTGGAGTTAAGCTATTGGCTAGAACGAGTTAGGAGGAGACGTTAGTATGTGTGTTTCATGTGGCTGTGGACAATTTAATGACGATCACGGAAATGACGATAACTTAGTTATGACTGATATCATCAAAGCTATGCAAGCCGGTGGGGTTGGTTCTCTAGAAGAAGTTGGGGACAATGTTCACTTTGCAACTAATGTTGCTCAGGCTCACGAGGACCCTGTTGAGGATGACGATGAAGATAACGACGAGCAAGATGAGTTTCAGGAAGCTCATGAGAATTATTACAAATAGATGATAGCTACAAATATTGCGTCAGGTGTTTCCGAGATCGAGGCAGAGGCGTTGGTGGAGCTAGCCGAGGGCAAGGTCTGTCTAGAGCTAGGTGCTCACTACGGCTTCAGTACGGTTGCCACAGCCAGCGTAGCGGCTCGACTCGTCTCGGTGGACTGGCACATGGGGGACGAACAAGCGGGGCATGACGACTCGCTCTATAACTACTTCCAAAATCTTGATCTCTACAGGGTACGTGAAAAAGTCATCTCAATAGTTGGAAGGTTTGAGGATGTCGTTCCGCTCTTGCGAGCAACGCAATTTGACTTGGTGTTTGTTGACGGAGCACATGATTTGGAGTCTGTCTCGCGTGACGCTACCTTTGCCTATAATCTCTGCAAGTCAGACGGCTATATTGCATTTCACGACTACGGAAGGTTTGAAGTTCAAGAAGCCGTTGACAAGTTTTGTCAGGATATTGGTGGAGCAAAAATTGATCTAATAGATTCATTAGCAATAGTGAAGGTGGTATGAAACTCTCAATTGTTACTGCAATGTGCGGGAGGTCAGATGTCACCAAAGAATGGCTTGCCACGACAGTCGGAAATGCCATTACCAAACCCGAAGTGGTTGTGGTGCATAATGGATCGACCAGAGAAGAGATGGCAGAGATTGGCTATCTTTTGCAGCAATACTCTGAAACCGGAGGGGCTCACGCAACCATTGACCTTGAAAAGCCAGTTGGTTCAACGAAAGCGTTTAATGTCGGAGTTTCTCTCTCTCATGGTGAATATCTAGCCTTACTTCACAACGACTTAATGGTTAAAGAAGTTGGATGGGATGTTAAGTTAATTGACTTTCTAGATCGACACCATGAAGCTGGAGTAATTGGATTTCATGGAGCCCTAGCCCTTGGTGCAAATAATATCTATCAAGTTCCCTATGAACTTCATCAACTTGCAAGGGCGCATTGTTATTCTAATTTAGAGGACGCTGAAAATCATGGACAAAGGATCGATATTCCTACAGAATGTATCGTCGTCGACGGAATGGCTATTTGTTGCCGACGTAGCGACTGGAACACTTGGGGTGGATTGGATGAATCCTACATCCACCACATGTACGACAACGACCTCTGTGTTACAGCAGCCTATTCAGGTAAGCGGAACTATATCCTTCCAGTTATCGCAAGACATGTT